CGCATAGCTCCCTGCTAATTAGATGGTGGTAAACTCTATCACCAATCTAACCCCGCATGTGATGCGGTCCATCCACGCTTCAGACTAAGGGCGTGGGGCCTATCGCTTGTGGTTACTGACGAACTAGAGATACGTAAGTGCTCTAGTCGTTCCAACCGAGTACTCCATCGATGCCATGGAAGTAATCCTCCATGAATCTCTGGTGAATCGGTTCCAAGCAGGTCAGAGTAAGGTAAGCAGTACAGAACCTCTTCTGTGTGAAGGTGGAACTGTACATCCCAGTTACGGGATTTACTTTGCCTTTCTCTACCGGCCGGCGGACAGTGTGATGACCCTGGTATTCCAGAGTCATAGAGGTATGTGTCGAGTTCCGTTGACCGGAAATCGTCATCATATCCTCTTCGGACCATCTTAAGGTATTCCTCAAGAGGTTCGACGCCGAATGTATCCTGGTATGTGCATAACCATTCTTGAAAGTATCGAGATTGGAAAGCACACGACAGAAATCCATCCATGTCCGTGGGTGTATCAGGTTCGACCTGACTTCGGATTCGATATCCCTTAACACGATATCCATGTATCCGTTTATCATAGGACAATGAGTCCGAACTGACAAACGAGATGTAATGGAGCACCCCAATGGGGTGACGTGATTTAGGTATACGAGTCTTGAGTCGTAAATCGACCTGCTCTCTGATGTACTGGCATGCATGCCATAGTCCTTTCACATAAAGTGTATTGGATAAAGCAACGTATGCCACTTTCAGAGAAGACGCACGAAGCGCGCCAGTCTCGTCCCAGTGGCGAACATACGTTGGGGTTACATTAACTCCAGCGTAGTAATCACCACCACAGGATTCTCGAAAGAGGCCTGTATGGAACGACTTGTCACGGTTCACCCGAAGACCGAAGTCCTCGAGCGTATCCATGACAGACTGGGCCATCTCACTCTTTACGACGATATCATCGCCGTAAATAGCTACATCCTTTGCAAGAGTACGCAAAAGATGACGGGATGGAACTTTACCAGATCCCTTCACTAACGTATACATTACGATTGTGAAGAACACCATAGATTCGATGGGAAAGCATAAAGCTGACCCCATTGAAGCAAATTTCTTCAATGGAATTATGGTACCGTCTGGTAACTTGGCACGAGTGCTCCGGCAATCTTGAATTAGTCCAAGAAAAGTCGGAGCTACACCTCCAAAGATGCTAATCACAAGGTCATTATCGACCATGTCAGAAGCATCTTTAAGGTCGATGGTAGCTAAGCTACCATCCTCAGAACCAAGCCGCGCAAGACCTGCGTTTATGGACTGGTCCATAAAGCGGATGGACCTAAAGCCGAATGACTTCGACTCAAGGTACACCATCAGAGGCTTCGCTATACTTTGC